GCATATCCCTGCACTAAAAAAGAGGACGGCTCGCCCTCTTCCTTTGCTCTTCTCTCGATTGAGAAGTTACGATACTCTCTATCCGGTTTAACTGGCATTGTTGTCATCCTCCTGTGGGAAGTAATACTCGCCACGAGCCGGGAACCTATCGCCCTGCTCAGGCGGCAAGAGCGGAAGCTGGAACACTTCACGCGCTTCGTTTATCGTCATGACTCCTCTGTCGAGACATCCCTCGACATAAGACTTCTTATCGGTGAAGCTCATGTACTGAACTCTGTTGACCGTCGCTATGACTTCAGAGCCGAGCGATATCTCGCGCTCTGAATACAGAGCCGAAGTCATCGTCTCGCTGAACTGGATCGCGAACGGCTCAATAGCGCCCTCGTAGAAGGCCGCCCATTCATCACCAACTGCACTGTTTTGCAGGATCTTCTCGCTTACGCCGAAGTAGTTGTAAACATTCGAGTTGATAAGAGCCATCTGCTTGTCGTCAGGTGTATAAGGCTTCAAGTCAATCTGCTTCACGTCTTTATAGGTGTTCGGAAAAAGAAGCACCTTTGAGCCTTTAGCTTCAGCAGAGAAATTTCTTTCAGAGAAATTCTTCTGCTCAGCTTCGAGGTCCTTCTGAAGAGCGAAGTTCGAATTGACCGCCATGAACTTATAAGAAGCCGTAGTCTTGATCGCTTCCTTAATACCCTGCTTCTGCATCGAGATGAGGTCCATCGTGTCATCCAGTGCCGCGTTGCTCTCACCAAAGAAGTCGGACCGGAATTGATATTTTCTCAGAATCGCACACTCCGAAAGCTTACAAGCAGCCGTCAGCCTGTCTGATCTGAACTTGTATCTGATCCAGAGCTCCCCGTTATACTCGACTACCTTGACGGATGTCGCGAGAATAGGATAAAAGCCTATCTTGTTAAGCCCTGCATCAAATATCGGGACCAGCAAGCAGTTATTAGTCGCATCGAGGATCGTGTTCGTTCTGTAAAGGAACTGCGACCAGGTGTCCCACGGGTTAGGTCTCTTCCGGAGCCTTGCCGTGAGGTCAGGCTTTGCCTTTCCTTCAAGTTGCACTTTGAGCTTGCTGATATGCCGTGAACGGGCATCTATCGCGGCACGAACGAGCATTGACTCGTAAATCTCGCCGCGCCAGTCGCGGAAGACGGGCTCGTACCCCGTGACAAACTTGAACGTCTGACCCTTATCTATGACGTTCTGACTTGCTGGGCTCTTACCCAGAATCTTATCGAGTAACCCCATCTTCTCTCCTTTCACGCATTCCGGAGCTGGTCTCCGAGCTGTGCGTACCATTTCTGTCGAACGCAGAACGCGTCCGATAATGCGGCCACGCCGTCAATGTGATCTGACGGGCGCAGCTTTATGAGTCGTCCCCTTCCCCGTTCTGTCGAGAATTTGACAGCCGAGTTAAGAAGATGAATCTTCAAAAGATCATTATTGCCTATGTGAACCTTTCCATCCTTGAACAGTCCCTCCATCTCCTGAAGGACTCCCCATAGGTTGTCACCCTGATATACGTCATCGCACTGGAATCCGTATCCTTTGAGCTCCGCGACGAGATATTGAGCGCAATATCGGTCATATCCGACCTGCAAGGGCAATATCTCATAAGTCTCGACCATGTCGACAAGCCATTGATAGCAATCGTGATAGTCCACGAAGTTATCCCCGGACAGCGACATCCAGCCGTTCGCGATATATTTGTCATACGGCAAGCCGTCGACCTCTCTCGCTTTCTGGATCTTCTCGGACGGAAGCCAGAAGTGAGCAAAGACATAAAGCTCGCCATCCTTCTCGATGATGACTGTCGCGGCCGTCAGGTCCGTTGTCTGCGACAGGTCGATGCCTGCCACGCAGTACGAATGCGCGAAGTCTTCGAACTTCAGAGCTTTGCCACTCATCCGTCCGATCGTCTTCGTGTCGAGCCATGCCTGTGAGCTGTTCTGCTTCAGGCAGCAATACTTTGTGATGTACTCGGCCTTTTTGCTGAGACTATTCTCAGCTACGGCAAGCTCATCTATCAGATAGCGAGCCGTGACCGATACATTCATGTTAGGGTTCGACTTCTGCAATTCACTGATGTCGTTCCACTTGTCGATATCATCGATCATGTAGAAGACCGGAAGGAAGTGCTCTTCCTTACTGTCCCCCATTAAGAAGCGAGTCCCTCTGAGAATGAGCTGGTCATAAGCACCGTCATTCTCGTAGCCTGCCGTAGTTATGCCCAAAAGAAGAGGCTGCTTCCTCGCACCGACGGATGACTTCAGGACTTCATAAAATCTGATGCCCGGAGCTCCTCGCCAGGAGGCAACCTCGTCTAATATCGCGCACGATACGTTAAGGCCGTCTGACTTTCTCTCCGAGAAGGCCAGCGGCGCGATCGTGCTGTTTGAGTGCTCGATATAGATATCAGTCCGGCGCTTCTTTGCAAACTTTTCAAGCTCCGGCTCGTTTTTGATCGTCTGATAGCAATTATCAAAGCAGATATTTGCCTGCTGGAGCTTCGGCGCAGCCATATAGACACGCGCACCGTACTCCCCATCTGCGTACGACATATATGTCGCGATGGCCGATGCGAGCAGAGTCTTCCCGTTCTTACGCCCCATCACGAGAAGGCACTCGTTAAAGACTCGGAGGCCGTTCTCGTCTACGATTCCGAACAGGACCGACAGGAAAGCTTTTTGCCATAACTCCAAGACTATGAGCTGACCGCCCAGCACACCTTCATGATGACGGCAGAATCTTTCTATGAACGCGATAGCTTTGTGAGCCTTCTTCTGGTCATAGAAAAAGGACTTGTGTTCAAGTCCCTCCACGATGCGCTCGTATAGAAGCCTGATCCAGCGCCCGACGTTGATGGATTTGTCTTCTATCTGCTGATAATACTGCAATATGTAGTTATCAGCCGAACTCTTTCGCGAACTTGCCAAGTTCCGACTCCTGTTCTGACTTCTTACCTAACTTGCTGATAATGTCGAGCATCGTCTGAAGTGTCTTATTCGCAGAATCGGTATGCCTCGGCAGCTCTTTGATGAGCGGATCGGCATACGGATTCTTTTCCCCGGCACGATAGACCTTCTCGCAGGTAAGAGAGTCGCTCTCTTCTATCGCTCCGCGCATCTTCTCGATGACCTGCATCTGAAGATCGTACTGACGAGCGGCGGAGAGAAACAGGGCGTTGTTTTCGACGCCGTACTCCTGCGCAAGCTTCATTAACTCGTCATAAGTCTTGACTGCTTTGGTCTTTGCCATGCCTTGTTCCTCCTTCCCTGGAAAAAGTTGTGTGTACTCTGTGGAGTCTTTACTATGGGCCGCACCGTGCTTCTCCGAGAGCCGCAATCTCGTTCAAAGAAGGGGGGAGTCGTCAGAAAATCAGTCGGCCGTCCGGTGTGATCTCATATCTCCTCGGCGTGTCATCTCCAAAGTGCTTCTGGTTGTGACACGTCTGACAAAGCGCTTCGAGGTTGTCGAAGTTCAACGAGATCGCAGGGTCTTTGTAATTGTCCTCTGACAACCAGATTTTGTGATGAACGACTCGCGCAGGTTCGTAGATGCCACGAGCCTTGCACCGTTCACACCAGTGATTCACGCTCTGAAGGTACTGCTTACTGCATAGCTTCCAGTCCTTCGAGTTATAGAACGACTTGCTGACCGACCTCATTTGCTCACCTTCTTGTAGTAGCCATAGTTGTCGAACAGGACTAAAGGCTCGAAGCCTTTATAGCGCTCCATAAAGAGAGAATGCGTCAGATCATCCTGAACGTGTCGCTCGTATGGGTTTCCGTAGATCTCGCCCTGCTTGAAGCAGAACGGAACCGCAACGATTATCTCGTCAGCTCTGTCATAGGCATATGCCAGGACAGCTTGAGCCTCTTCGACAGACATATGCTCGATAATGTCACCGAAGATGATGATGTTGTAATGTCCGTACTCGAGGCCTCTGATGTCCTCGTTGAAGACCGTGAGATATTTCTCACGAAGCTTCCATATAACTATGTTCGGGCCATAAGCCTCCACCGCTGACATTGATAGATAATCGTGCAGCATATCGAACCATATACCGTCACAAGCGCCTACATCGAGACAAGTGCTTCCCTTCGGAAAGTTGTCTATGATGTATTTCTTGACTTCTGGTTTACCTTGCTTGTATGAGCTCATGTTTCACCTCAAACGCGAACTACCGCCCCCAACGGAGACGGTAGCCAGAAGCGTGTTCATGTATAAAAAACTTGAACACTATCAGATTAGCACACTTACTTGTCGGAAAGTGTCGGGAAATTAACTCAAAGCGACTTTTTCCAATCCCGATACTCATCATCAGTCATGGTTTGCCATTTGGTTATCTCTTCGCCTGCCGCAAGACATGACTGCGCTTCCTTTGACGGACTGACACCTTCCTGCTCTGTGACCGCTATGTGATAGGTCTTTTTGTGGATGCGGTCATAAACTGTAAAAAGCTGGATGCTCACTTATTGAATACCTCCGTCGCATGAGAAGTAATTATTTCCGATGCAGGCATAAGGCTCAATGCCGGAGAAGTACCCGATACAATTGAAGTAAAGCACCTCGGGCGCATCTCCCTGCTCAATCCAGTTGTA